TTAATCCTCTAGCGGTATATCATCAACAATCATTGTTCTATTAGGATAGTTTTCTTTTATTTTATCTAGCTCTCTCTGTGTATCTTCTTCATCGCCCTCACTCCATTCGCCAATATTAACAATTACTGGAGTATCACCAGTAAACTCTTTTTTCTCAGTAAATAGTTTATGATACTTGCCAAGCATATCACGAGCTTTCAAACGATCACTTGGCTTAATAGGGATTTCTACTAGCTGAACATATTCATTGTAAACAAGTTGCACTTTACCATTTTGTGGATTTTCCTTATATTCACCACGTTTGACAACTACTTCCTTAGTTTCAGTTTCATCACCAATAGCTGAATTAGTTAATAGATGTAATAACTCGTTAGCGCTTAATACACTTTCATCTATAACTTTTTTCTTTTGCTCTTGGATGTAATCATTAATGTGTTTCTTCTTTAATAATCGACATCCTGTAACGTGTGCCGTTTTAGGTGAATAGCCAGCTGTTATAGCGCTTTGTGTGACGTTTAATGTTCTAATATATTCATTTACAAAACGCTCTTGTTTTGGCGTTAATTTATCCATTTAAACACTCCTTATTTCCTATAATTTTATCTATTAATTGATTAGTAAGTTGATTAATTCTGGTCACAGATAATTCAAAAATTTGAGCTATATCTTTGGTGGATCTACCACTACGCAAAAGTAAAAACAAAATCAATTCTCTATGTGTACAAACACGCTCTACAAATATTTCTAACTCGTTCATATAAATATGGTCGTCAGTATGTGTAGTTTGTGTAAGATATGTTTCTGGAACATCATTCAACGTAAAGAAATCATCAGCAGAAACCTCTGGCTCAACATCATTCACGTAATTATGTTAGTTTAATATGAATGTTTTAAGTGTTTCCTTATCTGGTTGAACCATAGAAACTACACCACCATATCTTGTTGTGGCTCACTAACCTTTGTTATAGGCTTGTTAAGATAAACATTGTATAAAATCTACCTGTAATCGTTCAATAAGCTCATACGCCTTAATACGGCCATTTGATTGCATGTATCTAATCACCTGTTTTTGTTCTTCTTTTGTATAGGTATTTAGCACCTGCTTTAATAAGGATAGGCGTACCGATGAATCATTTTTAAATCATTTCAAATCAGCTTTCTTTTCACTAATCCATATCACAAGTTTATCAATAGGAAAAGACACAGCAATTATGCCTCTTACTTCATCACAAGTCATATGTGATTGATTTAGGTAGTACATTTCATTAATTTGATTCTGAATGAGATTACATTTCCTATTAATAAACTTAGGATTGTACTTTGTTAATAATTCATATTCAGTAATTTTCTTCGTAATACCACAAAACTAATTTACAACTTTTTAGTATCATAGTAGCTCTCCTAGAATTTCATAAATTAATCATTATCATCAATACCAAATATTTCATATACTGACTTATCACTTTTTTCATCTTGCTTAAGCTCTAATATTTTTAATCTCGATACCGCTGTTAAACCTAACTTAGTGGTCAATACTATTTAACTGTGATAATGCGTCACGTTGTTTGAGTTGTTTTTTTAAATCTTGTAATTCTCTCTGTGTCATTTCGTCTGGTGTTTTCTTTTCTCCGCTTGAAGTTAAATGTTCTTTTTTTCTTTCTTCCTCAGGGAGAGTTGCTATTTCATATAAAATGCTTGTTCCTAAATTCGCCATCGATGGCGAATTTAATTCTGGACTGTCAGCTACTTTTATAAATCTTCTAGCAGTACTTCTGCTCATATTTATTTTTGAAAGCCACTTACCAAACTCTCCATGAGCTAGGTCAATTTCTTTAACATGCTTTAATCTTCGACCAATCTCGAAAATAGATTGACCAGCGATGTTTTGATAGCTTTTGATTTCTGTTGCTATTGTGGTTAAATCGTTACTAAGTTGTAATTCGTTCAATCTTATATGCTCCTTTCGTGTATAATGTCTTATATGTATTGACTAATCACCTTAAATTAATAAAAGCTACCTCTTAAGATAGCTTTTCTAATAAATTATTAAACATTTGCCCTATTCTACCTGCAGTAACATTAAATACATCGCCTATTTCTTTATATGAATAGCCTTCGGTTAACAATATAAATATAAAATACTCTTTGTCTGTTCCTACTCGCTCAACAATATTCTCTAGTTCATTATAAAAGATAACTTCTTCGATATTATTTTCATCAAATAGATTGGTTTCTTCTTGATTGTTAATTTCAAAGAAATCATCTAAATTATCATTATTATCACTCACTTCATCATTTTTCTGTATACTATGATAGTTAAGTATAAATTTCCTTAGTGTCGCTTTATCATAATTCATGTACTTATCCCAACACTTATAATTTAGTAGCCTTTTCATCTTTTCTAGCACTGTTAATATGGTTATAATTCTTAATTTTATATAAATCTCTTTGTAATTTATCAATCGTCTCGTATGCCTTTATACTTCCATGGGAACGCATATAATCTATTACTTCTTTTTGTTCCTGTTTTGTATATCCACGAATAATCTGTTTTAATAAATTCATTCTTTTAAAACTACTTTTTTTAAAACATTCTAAATCTTCTCTTTGTTGAATTATCCAAATAACTAATTTTTCAAGAGGATATGATACTGTGATAACTCCACCCACATCATCACAAGTCATGTGTGATACATTTAAATGATAACTTTCTTCAATTTGCATCTCTATAGATCTAATTTTACGATTTATGATTAGTGGATTGTACTTTAGCAACAACTCATACTCTGAAATTTTTTGTTCTTCTATATAATACAATGTTGATTTATTTTGTTTTAATATCATGGTCAACCTCCCTGATTTTAAAATAGATGGAAGACGTTGACAATAAAGTCAACGCCTTTAAATACTATTTTTTGCTTGGTGCTAAATTTGGGTAATTAATTATCTTTTTACCTAATGTTTTTTTCTGCAATAAACCAGTTGCTTTTTGCCACATAAAATCGCTATAGAATCTTTTTGCATCATAGTACTTGGATTCGCCTTCTATAATTGGTTTAGCAACATCATTTAACGATTGTTGATTGATTATTTCACCGATATAATTATTGTTGCTTTCAATTTTAGCTTTAAGCTCATTGATTTGTTGGTTGATACTTTCATTCTCTTTCTCAACTGATTTAATAACCTTATTAGCATTATCTGTCTCACTATGTGTTACTTTTTGCAATTGATCTAGTGATTTAATATTACTCGGTAAATTGACTACAATTTGTCCATTAACATTAGGATTTGTAGCTTTTTCACGTCTTAAATCATCTATTTCATTTAAAGTTAATTCATATTCTTGTGTGCTTAAGTTTCCTTCTTCTAATTTATTGTACAAAGCGTTAATACTATCCTGATATGAAGCATTGTTATTAATATGTCTACATTGGTCCAACATATCCTTTAATACTTCTAAATGCGTTGGAAAAATTTCTTTAACCGTTGGTTTTGGGATTGTTTTACTTGCCATAATATCGCTCCTTATTCTTTTTAATTAAATTTTTAATTTTATTTACTGCACTATATTCTTTTTGATAATCCATTAGTTCGTTAACCATATTCTCAACTACGCTTAATTCTCTAAGTACATTAGTAAGTTGTCGATTCTTCGCTTTATCAATGAAACTCTGTTGTTTCACACCATCAATTTCTTCACGAATTTCTTTTATCTTACTTTTTATATTGTTCCATTCAAACATATTGATATTACTCACTACACGACCTCCTTTGTTTTATTTAGATTTATCTTGTTAACTAAATTGATAAAGTTAGCGCAAGATATGTTGCTTTTATGCAGGGGTAGAGGTTATACGTGGAACAAATTGAAAAAATTACGAAGTCGAGACCACTCGCCGTTCTCCCAGCTAGTCAAAAAAGGTCAAATGGTTTGATGGGGGGCGTGTGATAATCCCCGCAAAATTTACTTCTGTTTCATATCCAGATAATGTTTATAACTAATTCCTTTAACGACTTTTTTAGATGTCTTACAATATAATAAATAACGTGCTATCAGTTTACTGCATCCCATAACGCAACATTTCCTAATGTAATAGTGTATTCATCGTCTCACTTAGCTTCAGTTTCACAGGCAACCAACGAGCATCTGAATAATCGAATGGATTTTTCATAACAGGCAGATCTAGATATATACCATGTCTTACATAAGTCGTTACATCTGTGCGTTCTAGCTCAAGTTGTTTAGATGATAGTAAGCTACCTACTATATTAATGACTTCCATACTCCATCCATGCCACAACACAATGTTCTCATTGTCTACATGTACAAATGTAAAATCACCTTGATAACCAATATGCAATGACTCAAATAATTCTTCTAAATCAATAAAGGATACTAGGGTATGGTATTTAATAAAGTTAATGATATATACATTCAGTTCATCTTTAGTCATTACATTCTCCTTTATGCTTTAATCTTATTCACATTACGCTTAACATGTTTAATAGGTGCAACATATCCCTTATCACGATCTATAGGTCTCATACGATTACCATCACGATACTGATACCAGTATTGTTCCCTATCACACATTACATTCAATTCATTAATAAGGAAGTCTATTGTCTGCATGTCTGCTCTTAAGAAGATAGTCATATGCCCCACACTCGTATAATTAATCTTAAGGTTATAACCTCTTAACCATAAAGACAGTAGTTCCATATTCAATTTAGATTGTAGGTGTGCTTGACCTTCACTCGATAAACACCAATCACATGTGATGAAGTCTACTTCTAAATAGTGATACTTGCTATTTGTTTTATAGGTGTGACATATAGGTTTATTAGCCTTGAGATTTTGTTTGTTTAATTGGAATGTTTGAGTCAGTCTCTTGTATATCATATTCATCATCCTTTTTTTCTTTTAATATATGTTAGATAGTTTTTCACTCTTGCTATTACCAATTCAAAATTGCCTTGTGCTATAACTTTGTAACTAGTTCTTTTGTTGCTATTTGGTATAAAACTTTCACGCCATGCCGTCCACTCATTATCGATATATTCAACATAGACTTGTGAAACATGACTAATTGAACAAAAATAAATTTCTTCTGAAATACCTACTATTAGACCAATACGTTCAGCTTGTTCATCTAAACTATAATTCTCATTAATTGCTTGCACTTCTAGCTGTAGCCTCCCATTCCCTTTCAGTAATAACATCGCCGTTTTTATTGTCACCAATCAATACTCTTAACGGATCTATATCAACGTTACATTGAACGGCATAACTTACCGCTTTATATAAATCATTGTTTCTGTATTCGCTTTGACCGTCTATAATACGTTGATATGCTTTTTTTCCTTCACCACCTTTACCATTTTCTAAATGTTCAAAATTATTACTTGGCAACACACGCTTTACTGAATAAGGTTCAAGCGTTTGTTGTGTATAGTTACCTTGTTTAGAAAAAATACGTTGCTCAAAATCGCCATTATATTCACATGTCTTGGTTTTATTGTGTGTATATTTTCCTTTTAATGTACGACTACCAGCAAGCACAAAGTAGTTATTAGGGTGCGCTTTTATATCAACTGACGGTAAATATCCTATCTTCTGAGTGTATTCAATCCCTGTACGTTTCTTAAATATAATATGTTTGCCACCGCTCGGGGTTGTTTGAACCAATGTATTTTGTGCATTAGTTACAATTTCATCATAATAAGGAATGTACTTAATACTTTCATATCCGTCTTTACCTTCAACATGGTTAATATCAATGTCGATACACCACACGCCCCTTGTGAGTACACCTAATACATGTGTATGTTGGTATAAAGACTTATGACGATCTATAAATTCATCAGTAATCTGTATATCAGCAAATGTTACAATTGGTTTTTTATACTTGTTGAGCGGTATGACTTGAATATTCTTTTTTAATAATTGCTTTGCAACATGATAACCTGACATTGAACATCACTCCTTTTATAGGTAACCAGTAACCCTTGTAACCCTTGTTTTGTCTATAGTAAGAAAATTATTTTAGTATTTAAATAGACACTGTAAAAATTAAGGTTACAAGGGTTACAAGCTGTAATATCAACATTTTATAGGTTACTATTAAGGTTACCTAAGGGTTACGGTAACCCTTATTCCAATAACTTATATGCCATATCAAATAATTCTTGATTTCCTATTTCATGCACCTTATAATTTACGCCCTCAATTTTATTTTGCTTATTTAACGAAATACCTATCTTTTTCATATCTTCTTTGGCTTTCTTGTAACGCATACTTTTATAGTCTTCTTGAATTAAACGTTGTAAGGTTTCATCACCTGCAAGAATAAAGCCTTGTTCCTTAAGCACCTTCAGCATAATAACTTGTGTTTCAGTCAATTCATCTTCACTAAAGTAATGTTTCAATGTGACATCGTTAAACTTAAATTCACCGCCAATGGATTTAAGATATTCTAAACTTGTAATTAAAAATGATACTGAGGCATTTTCTGAATCTTCATCATTTGGTTTTACAAAATTCCAATATGGTTTAAAAATCTGGTATCTCTCATAGTCAGTTTCTCCGTGCGGTCTGTCTTTGAAAGCTATTTTTATTGTTCTAGTTGTATTTGCCGTAATGTCACCAGTATCAACATTTTCATTTGTATCAAGTATTAAAACGGCATTATTTTTAAATTTAAATGTATTATTACCAATGCCACGTCCAGAAACAATTTCACCTGTAGCAATTTTTCGTAATATTCTCATCATTGCTTTGGTAATTTCACCTGTTTCATTAGCGTGTGCGATGTCTGCACCGTAAAAATTCATCCATTCGTTCACTGATTCAAAACTTTTTGAAAGCAAACTATCGAAATTCACTTTATTAACCTGTAGGATTTTATTGAATGTAGTTATAAATAGTCCTTTACCTGAACGCCCGAAATCTTTAAATAAGAACCATTTTTCTGCTTGAATAAGTTCCATTTTGCGATACATAGAATAAGCATGTACCAATTTTAAATTGTGCTTACTTTTTTCATTTTCAGTGACTAACTCATAAAATCGACTAGGTGTATCAAAATCTAAATTGTTATAATTTACATCATATTTCATTGCGTATAATTCATTAGTTTGTAATTCTTTCTTTTCTAGTTTTAAATGCTTGCAATGATACACGAAATCATTACCAGCAAATGCATATGGAAGAATATTGTAACCGTGATTTACTTCTATATAATCACGATACAGTTCTGTCATAACTTCTAAAAAATCATCAATTTGATGTTTTTTATCCACTGGGTATTTTAATGCTAAATAGGCATCGTCTATAATTTCGTAGCTATTATTTTTTACAAAAAGAAAGTTGTCTAATTCAACTGAATATATAACTTTATCCGCCATTAAATCCGCAATAAAACGCGCATAATTTGTAAACTGATCAGCATGAAAATTTGCTTTCTTCTTCTCTTCTCCGTTATCTTCCTCAACAGTTTTGACATTAATTTTTCCATAAACCAGTCCCAATTTCTTTGGAATTATGGTATAATTTAAAGTAAGATTATTAATGTAATCACCTGCAATATTATCTTTTTCTCGATGATACAAATTGCCTTTGTTATCAAACACTTGTTTATCAGTTGAGATACAAGCGAAATGGATTCGCTTGCTTATCTCTTTGATTCTTGATAAATTTGCTGTGTTGATATAATCTAATTTTGAGTGGAACTCAAAATGTTTTTTATATAAACTCACTTCGTCCATGTAATCAACCTTTCATATGTGTTAGTATTTTAGTGGGTATTTAATTAAATGCTTGTTTTCTATGCGTTATCTTGGCTTTGGTCGGTGCAAGATGACGCTTTTTCTATTTTTAATTTCATTTCATATTCATTTTTTTGTGCTTCAATTAATCTTTCATACATAAGTTCGATAGCTTTTTGTTTGTTGTTATCTTTTAAAAATTCAATTGCTTCCTGATATGCTTTAGCTTCAAAAGAATATGAAGTATATAAAATCATATCTTTCACTTTGTTCACTTTTTTATGATCGTATTTCTTTTTAAATAATTTCATTATTCTGCGTCCTCCACTTGGATATTTCCGACTATATAATCTAAAGCCCACTCTAAAATGCCAATTACATGACCTTCACGATCTGTTGTGTGTTCATGTTCACCAGTGCTATCTGTTACGGTATAGTAGTAAATTTCTTTGTCTTCATTCATAACATCGCTTAATGTCATTGTTACTTCGTCAAGAATAGAAAACGCCTCATCTTCAAAATCTAATTCAGCAAGAATATTAAATAACTCTTTATGAATTAGTTTTAAAATATGTTCGTAAAATGCTGTATCGTCATAGCGATAATCTGTATTAGAATGAAATCTATCTTTTGCTGATAAAAATACGTCTTTATCTTTTTCATATAATACTTTCTCTAATACTTTTACTACTTTTGATAATTGATACTTTTGTTTAATTTTCATCTTCTATACACTCGCTTTCTTCTTTTTCTTTTCTTTTAGTTCTACAATTCGATTTAATTCCAATTCCATACATGCAATAGAAATATCAGGACTTACTTCAGGGAAGTTTTCTTTAAATACATCAGGTGCAACATTTAGAAGTAAATTTCCATTAGTATCTTTCACGTTAAACCAACCGACGACGCTTTTAGTTTTTAAAACTTGTTGCTTCATTCGTATTCCTCCTACTTTGTGCTAAGTAATTTCTTAACATTAATCTGTTTTAAATCATTGTTATGAATATCCATGTGAGACGTAATTTTCTCCATAAATTCATCAACATCAGATTTCTTGAAACGATATGTCGATCCGACCATGTAATACTTTAGGCCGTTATTAATAAGTAGTTCCTCAATCGTTGGTTTACTTAAATTTAGGTATTCAGCTAATTCTTTATACGTGATGAAATATTTTTGTCTTGCTAATTCTTCAACACGTTCATCAATTGCTTTTTGTAGCATGTCACGTGCTTCATCTTCATCAATATTAATGTTGAACATGGTTTAAGCCTCCTTACGCCATTTGTTGCTTGTCATTGTATTTGTCATAAATGTGCTTTTTCACAGATAAAGGAAGATTATATTTATCAACAAACACCATAAATTCTACTGTGTCATTTAACACCTGTTGTCTTAACTCCAGCATTTCCTGTGTCATATCTTGTTTTTTAATCATCTTAGAAAAGCCGAACACATTTGATACTGCTTTATTACTAATTGATTGAGCTTTGCAATAATCTTTTTTTGAAATAGCTTTAATACCATTTTTCAAGTTATCCATAGCTTCTTTTTGTTTTTCTTTGTCTAACATTCGGAATGCTTCATATCCTTTTAGCCCTGTTGATTGGCGTAACTCTTTGATGACTTGTTTAATCCACTTCTTAAATGCTTGAGCTTCATCGCGTCTACTATTCCAAATAGCTTCATAAATACCATATTCAGAGATGATACTTACATATTGTGTTTTTCTTGCGTATTTACTATTTGAGGTGACCTTCACATTATGAGTAGTTACATCTTCTTTATCTATCATTCTTAACATGTTTGATGTTTGCGAATAACCTAATACCTTTGCCACGTCTCCTGCTACTGCCCAATACTCACCGTCTTTTTCGATAAACCGAATTTCTTTATCATTGAAAATTTGTTTAATCATTGGTTAAGCCTCCTTTTGTAATTCTTGAATAACACTGAGGTTAAAAATTTTTTCTGGTTTTTCATCTAAACCAGAAGATATTTTTTGAATGGTTTCCAAGCTGGGATTTGATTTTTGAGATTCTAATTTGTATATAGTTGTTCTGCTTATCCCACTTTTTCTACTTAATTCAGTAATGGTAATTTTTTTATTTTTTCGTATTCTTTTAACGTTGTTAACCATGAATAACACCTCCTGTTTTATATAATAATCTATATTGAAATTTGTGTCAACTATGATTTACAATAAAATTAAGAATTTATTTAAGGAGTGATTTCTGTGAATGACTTTGGAAAGAAATTAAAAGAATTAAGAGGTGACCAATCAATTAGAGAAGCGTCTAGGAATATTGGTATAAGTCACACTTATTTAGATAGTTTAGAAAAAGGCATTGATCCAAGAACTGGAAAAGAAAGAAAACCTACAATTGAAGTAATTCATAAACTATCAAAATATTATAATGTTGATTTTTTTGATTTAAGCAGATTAGCAGGTGTGTTTGTATCAATTAAAGATACGCCTAAAGAAGTAAAGCGAGAAGAAATTAACAAAATGAAGAAGAGATTTAAAGAATATTTCAACGATACAGAACTTATTGTTAAAGAAAATTATCTTGATATTATGTCAAAAAAGTTAAGTTATCGTGATAGTATTTTTTGGCAAAATTTATATAATTTTTATATTCAAGAAAAAGATTCTGATTTTCTAAAAATAAAAGATGAAGAAGATACAGATATTTTAACTTTTATAGCTTCCTTGTTTAAAATATTAACTGAAAATAAACATTCTAATGATGACGAAATATTTAAAGACATTTCGAATGATTTTAATAAATTCTTAAAATCGTACTTAAATATTAAGTAGGTGATCACATGGCAAGTTATGACCAAATCGCTAAAAATAACTGGCGTTATCGCATTTCACTAGGTAAAAATGCAGAAACTGGCAAATATGAATACATATCCAAGACTGGATTTAAACGTAAATCAGATGCTAAACATCAAGCTGAAATGATTGAGCGTCAAATAAGAAATGGTGACTATATCGCCCCTTCTTCTAGCACGTTCAAACAAGTAGCTGATGACTGGATTAAACAGTATGCTAATGATGTAAAAATAAGTAGTGTCAGAGCACGTGAGAAAGCCATACAGCACGCCATAGAGCGCTTTAATACTAAACCAATACAAACTATCAAGAAACATGATTATCAACGCTTTGTGGACGATATGAGCGCACAGTATAGCAAGAATTATGTTGATAGTATTGTGGCATCTACAAATATGATATTTAAGTATGCGTATGAAACGCGATTAATAAAAGCTATGCCTAGTGAGGGTATTAAACGACCTAAAAAGAAAGTAAGCGTGGAAGAATTAGAAGATATTGAGATACACAAAAAGTTTCTTGAAAAAGATGAGTTATTTAAATTCCTGGAGGTTGCTAAGTATCACCATTCACCACAAAATAGCTTTGAAGTATTTACCACACTAGCATATACTGGCATGCGTGCAGGCGAGCTGTTAGCGTTAAAATGGTCTGATATAGACTTTGAGAATAACACAATTAGTATTACCAAGACTTATTACAATCCAAATAATAATAAAAAGCATTATCAGATACTTACACCCAAAACCGAAAGCTCAATCGGTAAAATCTCAGTAGATCCCCACGTGATTCAATTACTCAAAAATTATAAGATAAACGTCTAG